TAATTAAGGCTATTGGAAATTATACAAACAGACATATTATAGTAATATCTTTAAAAATTATAAAAACAAAAAAGCAATTAGACAGTATATTTTTTGAAGAACGATATAATAATGATAATAAAAAAGGAAGTATAGGGTTTAATAAAAAAATTATTGTATTTGAAGATATTGATTGTATTGGGGACATAGTTATGGATAGAGAAAAAAAGAAAAATATAAATATTAATGGTTTTGGACATAACACAGTTGGATATGAAACTTCTAAACCGAATGTTGGAGATATTTTAGAGACCATTTTATCTACTGAAAAAGTAACTGACAAAATATGTGAATTTCCAAAATTACCATCAAATGACCCACCTATAACATTAGATGATATTTTGAATTTATGGGATGGCATTCGCGAAACTCCGGGACGAATTATGATTATATCATCGAATCATTATTATGATTTAGATCATGCTTTAATTAGGCCTGGAAGAATTGATATAACATTAGAATTATCATATGCATCTAGACAAATTATAAAAGAAATATACACACATTTATTTGGGGAAGAAATTGATGAATATAGTTTACAATCTATAAATGATAATTATTATTCTCCTGCAGAAATAATTAACATTTATATGAATTCAAATAACAATAAAACTGTGTTTATGGAAAGATTAATGATGAATAAACATATCTAAAAAAATAATCCTTTACGTTTTCTTGTAGCTTTTTTCTTTTTTTTATTGCGTTTTGTTTGTTTACTCGCTGTTTGTTTATTTTCAACAGGTCTATAACGTAAAAACCATTCTTCATATTCTTTATCTTTTTTCTTATCTTTTAATTCATTATATTTTGTAGCTTTTTCTTCTCGCATTTCTTCCACTGTTTCTTGATGACCCATACAATTAATGCTAAACCGTTTTAATAGTCCTTTTTGTGTCAATCTATTTTTTTCCTGAACATCAAATAAATATTTAGACATACATAAAATGCGATCTTTATCATAATATGGACGATTTGCGTATAAAAAAGCTAACCAAAAACTAAGCATAGTATCAATTGTTGCTATTTTAACTTCATATCCACTATCTTTTACTATATTATAACTATGACATGCTAATGGCTGGTAAATAAATGCTATTGTATCTTTTCCTACTTTAATTTCATAATGCGGAGCAATTACTTCACCAACTCCAGGTCGTTTAATAATGTTTACATCTTTAACTTGTATATCATGTAATCGCTCTTTAACTATTTCAGCAGTAAGCATTGGTTCTTCAGATAATACATCAAAATCTGGTATTTTTTCTAATTTATGTCTTAAATGCTTAGGCATATATTGCGAATACATAGATAATGCATAACCGCCAAAAAATACAACTCCTTGATCTATAAGAGTTCGTTGAACATTATCGTAAATATTGTTAGCATATTCTGAATCAGCCATTTGGCGTTGAAACTCAACAGTTGAACACTGTTTCCCTGAAAGAGGGTAATGTTTATTCAATAATGTCAAACGTTTTAATACTTTTTCCCATCTACTTGTATCTCCTGCAGGACGAGATAACTCCAAATACATATTCATGCGTAATAAATTTGGTGGCGAATATAAAATTCCTGCTACTCTAATTGATTCGCGTTTTATAGCATTGAATAAATCTTTAGGAATATTAGTAATATCTGCTACAGGAATAAAATTTACAAATACTTTATATGTTCCATGATGTTGGCCTGATTTTGCTTCAACTTCTTGAAAACCATTAGACACATAGACGTCTACAAGTTCTTTAGCATCGTTTAATGGGTTTGAACTGTAAAAATCATAATCAGGGATTTCAATATCTTTATTATAAAATTGGTCTTTTTTTGGTAATACATTATTAATAGCGGTTCCACCATAACAAATTAATTGTTTTTTTCTTAAAAAATTTTCAACAATGCTAATTATTTTTTTTATTTCCGGAGAATTAACCACTTTTCTACCCTGTTGTTCTTCAGCAGCATCCACTGCTGCACGTAATATTGCCAATTCACATTCACTAAACGACATTTTTTTATCACATTTTTCTCTCATATATATACTTCTGAAAAAAACTGTAATTAAATTTCAAATTTATAAAAGTCTGATTGAATTGTTCTTGTAGCATATGATACATCTGTATTTTGCGGTGGGTCTAATTCAATCGTAATAGGAACATAACGTAAATGTTCAGGCTTTAATACAAACGCATAACCATTATTGTCAAAAAATATATCATTTTCTTCAATATTAGTATCTATGCTTTGATATCTCATTGCTAAAAATTGAACACCCATTTCTCTCATTACAATAGAACTTGGATTTTCTGGATTTGCACCTTTATCTGGCATACCTATTGTCATATTTTGTTTATTAAAGTCAATAAGTTCATTCATATCTGGTGTATATTTAATATCATAATAATGAAGAGCTCTCATAAACACCGAATTACTTGTTATGTTCACAAATTTATAGAACTCTGGGCATTCTAAAAATGCAGTGTTACTTCTATCCACAATAATAATAACCTTTTTACTCAATTCTTTTATTTTTACATCACCAAAATTTTTTCCATAATGTTCTGAGTCATAATTCATATTTAATAATATATTATCATAATGTCCCAACAATTCTGCAAAATTTTTATACATTTGTTGATTAGTGCTTTTAATTCGTAAATGAATTATGATAGGGTCGGTTGAATTTGGAGCAGTTGAGGTTGAAAAAGCATAATCCCGTATAACATTCATAGCATCTACAAAATTAATATAATTAAATGTTTCTTTAACATAATAATTATCACTTGTAGATGTAGCAATTACCGGCTGGTTATCAATCGAAAATATTTCAAAATCAAGACCTCTAACCCCCTGTTTTAATAAATCTTTCATAACACACAACCCTACATAATCATTTTTATAATTGCCACCACTACAACAATTATAAGCCGTTTTAATATAATAGTCCTTTAATGTATAATTAAATTGCTCACTATCATCTATTGATCTAATTTTACCATTTAATCCTCCATAAATAGCATCCATTGTTTTACAATTTTTACTTCTTTTTCCAGTATAATAAAAATATGCTAAAATGGATATCAATATAATCATAATTGTAATCACCGTATATAACACTACTGTAGTTGAATCTTTTAATTGAGACACTGAGCTAAGTATTTTAGTTGCTACATTTTCTATATTTCCAGACGATTCCATATTATATACTTTTAAAAAAAGTATATCAAAATATACTTTTAAAAGTATATTATGATGAATAAGTAATTAAATATATTGTATTATATTATAAAAATATGCCAGGTGGCCTAATGAATCTAGTGAGTCAGGGACAACAAAATATTATGTTAAACGGAAATCCAAGCAAAAGCTTTTTTAAAGCAACGTATCGTCAATATACTAATTTTGGATTACAAAAATTCAGGCTTGATTATGAAGGCTCAAAAACACTGCGTTTATCAGAAGAATCTACATTTACGTTTAAAGTAAAACGCTATGCAGACCTTTTAATGGACTGCTATGTATCAGTAGCATTACCTAATATTTGGTCGCCAATTTTACCACCACAACAAATTACGGAACAAAGCACATCTCAAGGTTTAGGAAACATCGAACAATGGGCTCCATATGAGTTTAAATGGATAGAAAACATAGGAGCCAAGATGATATCTAAAATAAGTATCACTTGTGGAAATTATACTTTACAAGAATATTCAGGAGATTATCTATTAGCATCAGTCCAACGAGATTATAATGCAATTAAACGTAATTTGTTTAATGAAATGATTGGTCAAGTTCCAGAATTAGTTGATCCTGCAAATGCCAATTCTAGAGTTAATTCATACCCGAATGCTTATTATACTGAAGATTTAGTAGGTCCAGAACCATCCATTAGAGGTAGAATTTTATATATACCTATAAATAGTTGGTTTGGATTAAAATCACAAATGGCGTTTCCATTAACTTCATTACAATATAATGAATTAAATATAAATATAACATTTAAACCAATAAATCAATTGTGTGTAATACGTGATGTATTTGATGCTACTAACAATTATCCATACGTTTCTCCTAATTTTAATTTATGGTATATGCAATTTTACCGTTTTTTACAACCTCCTCCTGATGTAAATATTGATATTAATTCGTATGTGGATCAAAGAACAATATGGAATGCTGATATCCATTTAAATTGCACTTATTGTTTTTTATCAAATGATGAAGAAAGATTATTTGCATTACAAGAACAAAAATATTTAATTAAACAAGTTCATGAGCGAATTTTTCAAAATGTTACTGGCCCAAATAAAGTCGAATTGGATTCTTTAGGCATGGTTTCAAATTGGTTATTTTATTTTCAAAGAAGTGATGCTAATTTACGTAACGAATGGTCTAATTATACAAATTGGCCTTATAATTACTTGCCAATAAATGTAATACAAGCTCCCACTTCCGGAACATATACTATTTATAGAAATATAAATGGAGTATTAACTCCTGTAAATATTGGACCCGGTGTAAACCCAGATGGAACGTTAACTGGGTTGGTTATGAATCAAACTTATAATCCTCAAAATGAAAAAATGATATTAGTAGCCATGGGTATATTATTAGATGGTTCTTATAGAGAAAATATACAACCTGCTGGTGTTTATGATTTAATTGAAAAATATGTAAGAACAACAGGCAGTGCCCCTCCTGGGTTATATTGTTATAATTTTAGCGTTCATTCAAATAATTCTGATTTACAACCATCTGGAGCTATAAATATGAGTAGATTTAATCAAATAGAATTAGAATTTACTACAATTATTCCTCCATTGGACCCATTAGCTCAAAGTTTAAATATTTGTGACCCAGAAACAGGTGCTATTATTGGTGTAAATAAACCTACATGGAGAATATATGATTATAATTTTAACTTACACTTATTTGAAGAACGAATAAATGTTGTTCATTTTGTTGGTGGTAATGTTGGATTAATGTATGCTACTTAATATTATTATTTTATAAGTATATATTATGAAAAAAACAAGAAAAAGAAAAGGAAATAAAAAAAAATTTAGGAATAAACATAATAAATCGCATAAAAAGAAAATAGAAAAGGTACAGATGGGAGGTAAAAAAATAGATGCAACTATTCTGTCAGACATTATAGACAATGTGAATTATTATTCTACATTTTATATAGCTATTGGTGCAAAATATATTGATCCATCTATGTTTGATTATCCTATACCTATAAATACTGGAAAATATCAATTGGTTCCAGATTTTTTAACAAATGATTATGATTATTCAAAGAAATTAATAATAATAATAGATACATTTACACCAGAAGAGTTAATAATTAACGATAATGTTATGCGTAGCATGTTGGAATTATATGATAATATTGATTATATGTTTATTAATAGTCTATATAATATACAGATACAAGAACAATTGTTACAAATAGTAGAATATATGTTGCCTGAGCAAAGCATTTACGTATGTAATTACGTATATTTTTTTGCTGAAAGACCTAATGTTTATGAAATCAAAGAAAGAGATAATGTAGATTCTCTTTTAAACAATCTACTGTTACAATTTCAATCTAAATTTGGAACAACATCATTACCAAAAAATAAAAATATATATAAATGGTTTGGAAAACCAGACCCAAATTATATTTGTATATCTAATCTATATGATATAACTATGTCATTTGTAGTGCCTATATTAAAAAAAAAAATAAGAACAGAACGAGATAATATGACTTTAAATAGATTTTTGGATAAAAATATATTGAGAATTACACCATCGTATTTATATTAAAAAATAATTTATGTAATTTTTTAATTTAAAGAATT